ACAGTAGAACTTGCTGCTGGAGACAGTACAGACAATGACATTGTTATGTTAGCACCTATTCCAACTAATGCTTCTATTCCACAATTATTTGTGGGATCAGACACATTTGGTGGTTCGTGTACTTTCAATGTCGGTCTTTATACATCAGCTGGTGTAGTTAAAGATGAAGATTGCTTTGCGACTTCGGTTGCTGATGCAGCAGCATTAGCAGACGTAAGACATGAAGCAGCTAATCTTACAACTACTGGTCAAAAAGTCTGGGAGGTAGCTGGAGACAGTTCAGATCCTGGAGGATACTATTACGTTGCAGTTACGTTTAATGCAACTGGTGGTACTGCTGGTACGTTATCATGGAATATTAGTTACGTAGTTAATTAATATACAATATTTTAGGCGAGGAAAGCGAGAGCGGAACTCGCCTAGAGTGCAGTAATGGCTAGATCAATTTCCAGAAACAAAAGAAATTACAGACCTACAAAGTCTGGAGCTGGAATGACTAGAAAAGGAGTTAGAGCTTATAGAGCTGCTAATCCAGGATCAAAATTAAAAACCGCAGTAACTGGTAAAGTTAAAAGAGGATCAGCTGCTGCTAAAAGAAGAAAATCATATTGCGCTAGATCAGCTGGTCAACTGAAAAGAAGTTCAGCAAAAACTAGAAATAATCCTAACTCAAGGATCAGACAAGCTAGACGAAGATGGAAATGTTAATGACAAAATTTATTTTAATTCTTCATCTTTGTATGTTTGAAGGAGAAACTCCAAATTGTTTTTCTTCTCAAGTATATACGTTTGAATTTAACGATCATTATTCTTGTGTAAGACAAGGTTATGTATCTGCTCATAAAAGTTTAGATAATTTAACAATAGAAGAAATTAACAAAAATAAACTTGCAGTAAGAATAGAATGCAAAGAAATCAAAATGGAGAACATATAATGAAAAAAATAAAAAAATACTGGAACAGTAGAAGTAGAGCAATTAAATCTTATGTTGTGATTGCTATTGTTCTTATTGTAATTGGAATAATTTTATAATGGCTAGTGTAGTAAACATGTGTAATTCAGCATTAAATTTGCTGGGTGCATCAACAATATCAGCATTAACAGACGATACTAAAAATGCTAGATTATGTAATCAAAGGTATGAGCCAGTAAGAAATAGAGTATTCAGATCTCATGCTTGGAATTGTTTACATAAAAGAGTTCAACTTGCTCAAAACTCTTCAGCTCCAATAGTTGAATATGACCATGCTTACGCACTACCTAGTGATTGTTTACGTGTACTTAAAATTCACAATGGTACTACAGATAGTATTGCAACTGATTTAGACTATAAATTAGAAGGAAGAAATATTGTAACTGATATTGATACAGTTTTTTTAATTTATATTGCACTAGACACCGATCCAAATAATTACGATACATATTTAAGAGAAAGTATTTCACATCAATTAGCAGCCGATCTTTGTTATGCAATAACTAATAATGCAACACTAGCCAATCAGTATATGACTAGAGCTGATGAAAGATTAAGAGAAGCAAGATTTATAGATGCTACTGAAAATAGTTTAGGAACAGTTGAGGCAAATGAATTTACTGATGCAAGGTTATAATGACCACATCAGATTTTGATCCGAGTTTAATCGAACAATATAAAGAACCTAAATATTTATTACATTTTCAATGGGGATTGTCATCAACGGTTTATAGATATGCTTTAGTAGAAACTATTAAACCTAATGAAATTCATCCAAAGACTAAACAAAAAGAAGATGAAAAAAATTTAACACAAAAAGAAATCTGGAAAAATAAATATGCCAAGAACAACAGCATCAATTAATAGTTTTGTATCAGGAGAGTTTTCTGCAAAACTAGATGGTAGAACTGATTTTGAAAAATATTCTTCTGGATGTAAAACTTTACAAAATATGTTGGTCCATCCTCAAGGAGCAGCAGCAAGAAGAGTAGGTACTCAATTTATATCAGAAGTTAAAACAAGCTCTGCTAAAACAAGATTAATACCTTTTGAGTTTTCAACTACTCAAACTTATATTTTAGAATTTGGAAATACTTATATCCGAATGTATAAAGATAAAGGTCAAATTACAGAAGGTGATGTAACTATATCTGCAATTACTAAAGCAAATCCAGCTGTAGTTACAGCAAATGGACATGGTTATTCTAATGGAGACTTTGTAATTATAACTTCTGTTGTTGGTATGACTGAAGTTAATGGCAAAACTTTTAAAGTAGCTGACAAAACTACTAACACTTTTGAATTACAAAATGTTGATGGTACAGATATTAACTC